AAGCCAATAATATTGTGGCCTATAAGTTTATCTGCGTTACTTAGTAAATCAATACCTTCCTGCAACTCAGATGGTCTGAACTTATATACTACATCATTATCTATATCGTAGGCTACAATACAAAAGATAACAGAATAGTCTAGCCCATCAGTTTCTATGTCGAATACTAAATTCAAAACGGTATACCATCCTGTTCGTCGTAAAATTCATCTGGCTCTTCAGAAGAGATCTCTGATAGTCTACCAGTTTCATTATCATAAAGCAAGTGGGTGGCTAATCCAACATCGCCTGTGTATCTTGATTTAAGAACTCTGACATGCGTTGTACTAGCTTCTATTGGATCATCACTCTGTTGATTACGCTCAAGCGCGATCACACAGTCACTAAGCTGGGCTATAGATTGACTGCCTCGCAAATGAGACAGACCTACAGTAACCCCCTGTTCATGTCCTTTGTTACCCTCTACTCGACGTAGGTGGGAAACAAGAATCATTCCTGCGCCTGTTTCCTCCACTAAAGATCTAAGGCGAGTCATAATACTGTCGATAGCTCTGCGTTCATCACCATCTGCCATAGATGATACGAGCATATGTAAGTGATCTACAATAACCCACTTGCAGTCACAGCCAATAGTTAGATAGCGCAGCTTAGAAAATATTTCTTCTATGTCGTGCTGCCCAAGGTGTGAGTAAATCCATAGTCTATCTTTAGCATCACCTTTAAAAAGATTTTCGTAATGCTTTCGCCATTGTTCTTCTGGGAACTCCTCTCTAATTTGATTGATGTACAGTTTAGCATTAGCTTCAATAGAAACAATACCATCTACAGTTCTGTTTTTGTTTTCTTCTAATGCTAGAATACCGACACGATCTTTAGTATTCTTAATAATAAAGTGTTCGATCTCTCTGGTAATAGAAGTCTTACCCAGCCCCGTTCCTCCTGTTATAGTTACTAGCTCACCCTGTCTCATACCATACAGCTTTTCATTAAGACCATTCCAAGGATAAGGTATAGATTCTAATTGCTCCCTATTAAAATAACTATCATCCATCTCAGAAACATTTATAATGCCAGAGGGAGTATAAAGTCTAGCTGCCCACCAAGCTGTAATATAAGCCTGCTTACTGTTTTGCCTGAGCATATCATTAGGATCTTTAAACTCTTCAGGCATGTGTAATATTTTACTCTTGCCCGGACGGAGTACCCTTGCTACCTTCTTAGCTGCATCCTTGCCAGCCTTGTCATTGTCAAAATTAATGACAACACAATCAAAAGATTCAAGGAACTCTAAGTTTTCTTTGACATCCTTGACTGCACCACCTGCGCCATTTTTAACAGACAGTACAGGCCACTTAGATCCAAGCAATTCATAAGCTGCCATAGCGTCACACTCACCTTCTACTAGGGTGACGAACTTACCGCCAGCTTGAAATGCTTGCTGCCCAAATAGACCAGTGCTTTTTGGAGAACCCTCCCACATAAAACTTTTATCAAGGACATTACGAACCTTTGCACCTCCCATCTCATTACCATTATAGTATGGATAGAAATGAGTTGTAGTTTTATTGGAAGTATTTATTATGGATTTAACACCATACTTTTTTACAGTGTCAAGAGAGATTGCTCGATCAGTTAATGGATGAAAGTCTCCATCACTATAATTCATTGAGTTACGTTTGTAAGTTTTGAAGTCGCTAACTTGGTCGGTCACACCGCCATCCTCATAGTTTCTAAGAAAAGTATTACAACTGAAACAGTAACCATGCCCGTCTGCATCGACAGATACAGGATCACTACCGCCACATTTATCACAAGGCAAATGAAATTTTACAAAAGCCATTTTGTCTCCATAAATGAAAGGGGCCGAAGCCCCTATATTTAGTCCATAGATTCTAAAGGTTCTGACGCCTCCTCCTCTACCAGCATTTCTTCAGTTAGCTGATCAGATACAGCAGCATTGAATCCCCTGAGAGCCATGTCAAGTTTAGCTACAGTCTTTTGTGCTTCTCTTAACTCTTTGTCTGTCTCCAGTAAAAGATTGAATGCCAACTTACCTTGATCCGTAAATTTCTCTACGGCATAGGTTCCATCGTCGGCTGTGAAAGTCCAACCCTTATTTTCTCCACTCACAGTTCTGCTTCCTCCTCATCTTCAATTTCAAACTCATCTGCATTTGGATCATTATATTCTACAAGTTTTAATACTTGCATCTTCATAAAGTCAAGACCCTTGTAGGTTCGACCATTCCACTGAGACTCCCACTCTTTATATTGAACCTTAACATGAGAGCCGTTGCCCACACTTACATCAATATCCTGTTTGCGGGTGTCGATCAAGCCGGGAGCCTTACGAATCATACCGTTAGGCCCATTGACCTTACGTTTAATGATGATTGCAGGGCCCTCCTCCATCTGCTTAACAGGGAACCCACGATCCTCAAAGTCTTGAGCGGTAGACTCATCGACTACTAAGTTAACCGTGTAGCACGGATCATACTTAGTGTTGGGTGAAGTTACGAAAGCCCAGTAAGCTGTCCCTTCAAGTACTGCCATTTTTATACCTCGCGTTTGGTTTTGGTTTGCGTATTATACGGACTAAAGATAACTATGTCAAGCATAATTTTCTTCCCACCGTGATTTTCTTTTTTTTCGCCCTTCTTCTTTGGCGATCCTACTGGCATCACATCTTGCTGCGTACCAATAAAGTTTATTAAGTTCCTCCTTTAACTGTCTGATTGATAATGTTATTTTGCCTTTGCCGAACATCGGATCTACTGTAGCTCGTTTGCTTCCAACTTTAATCGTGCAAGTCCTCCAGCCATCTAAGTAATACCAAGTGATGAAATCATCGCTACGCTTAGGAGAAAGCAAAAAAACTTTCATTTTTAAAATATCATATATCACTCGCAGTTCCTATCAACAAACTCAGCAAAGAGCATAGACAAATCGTTATCTTGTATTCTCCAACTGCCTACTTCAGCACAACGATCTTCTACAAAATTAATAAACTTAAACTTGACACGCTCCGATGGGGGGCTAACGCCTATCCTTAAAGCAAACAGTTGGCACCACCAATCATCCACTTCACTACAAAATTCTGCCCTTGTATCAACAGCACTCATCGGCATCCTCCAGTTGAGTTTTTAAATAAAGTCTAACAAAAGATTCAGGGAACTCTTCGCCATGCTTTAACATTAAACGCAGAGCATCCTCTTGCATCTCAGCACTGACATCTTCAAGACCACAATAGATTGTGGAATAATAAAGTATGTGATTACACATGTCAATTACGTTTTGCATTAAACTTCCCTTTCGTCGTATTTATCTCCCCAGAAAGCAATATCATTGTGCAAATCTTTTAAAGTATTGTAAGCATCCTTAGTGCGTTCATACTGTGGGCTGACATGCTTGTGAGGTTCAGCAAGACGAAGGACATTATCATAATGCTTCATGCGATCAGTTAGTATTTCTTTCATTTGAGTATTAACAAGATCACGTAAGCTATTTTCAAATAGCTCCCTACTGCCATTAACTATGAGAGCTTCACGACTCTCAGAATGAATCACAAAATGGTCAACAAATAAATCTATATTATCCAACGGTCACAACCTCCAACTCAGTTTCAATCCAAACCTTAGCACCGCAAGACAGTGGGTTATCAGGACAATAGTAAACACTAACCAGTGGCTTACCTTCAGAGTCTACAACAGCGGCATGATTAGACTTTCTATTTTGTTTGTAGTCCTTAACAGTAATTACTGGCAACTCAGCACCTTTAGCGTTTGCCTTAATGTTATGTTGATTAACATGGATTCTAGTTTTCATAAGTTCCTCTTTTAAAACTATTTCTTTCAACCATTCTTCCATTACCCGGAGTTATATTAAGTGAGCAGTTTTTCACCATGCTCAGGGTGTCAGGAGTTAGGCCGCTAGTTGAAAGTCTGCAATAACCTGTTGAACTTTCTCAGACTTCTTGACTTGAGCCACAGGAATGTCAACAGTATTCTTACGACTACCGACATGGTGGCTAGACCAATCAGTTAAAGCATTATATACAGCCCAATGATTGCTGCCCATTGCAGGAGCATAACGCTCTCTATATTGTGTCCAAGCATACATTAAAGAACTATTATTATATGCTGTAGGCATAGTCATTATTGAACTAGGTGTTTCTCCCTCTTTTAGTTTACCTACTGCAAACTTAGAACCTGTTGCCTTTGCAATATATTTAAATGCTTTCTCAATAGAAGCGGGGGTGTTATGCCATCTGGCCCATATTTCATTTTGGGTATCCAGTATATTCATAATCCTATTCATTTGATGTGCGCCTTGATCGACACTTAACTTCTGAGTATGTCGAGCTTTGTAAATGCCAGCGGTTTGCCCAAGGAAAACTTGGTGGTTTGTGCAGGCATTTTGTAATGCACCAACAGTGGCTTGATAGGGCCATGCAGAATTAAATGAATTAATATGCAGCATCTCAAGGATAGCCGTGTCGCCATCAGGAGTTATAATTTCATGGTTGGGTAACTGGTGCCTAATAAAACAAACTCCACCGTTATCACCAACTTGAATAGTTTCTTTGATGTCGCCAAGATTTAATTTGCTACGCTCCAGTACATTACGAGCAGTGTCGATCATTTTAGTATGTGATACGGGCTGGTATCGGTCACCGTGGATCGCCAAGGCATCGCCAGTATCTTCGCGGTAATAAACATTCTTACCTTCAAGTTTAAGTATACCACCAAATTTATCTGTGCCACTCGCCTTATATAATACTGGCGCAGAGACAACTTCAAAGTCTGCCTCACCGTACCCAGAATCCCGAAGGTTATCAACTGCCGAATTGTTTCCAAATAAAGAACTGATTGTGTTCATATGAACTCCTGATTATAAAATAATGAGTTGCCAGCGGCTCATTGTCACTCTTTAAAGGCCCCACAAGGGGGGTGACGGGTCAGGCTTCACGGTGCCTCCAACCATACCCCTAGAAAAACTAGGAAGGTCGTAAGACCTCCTTCCTAGTTTTCTAGGGAGAATCTTAAAGTATTTTAGTTGCGATGTCAAGCGACCAACTGTAAATTATTAGGGTCTGCAAAGAAGTTCAGGTCGCCTTGATCTCTAAGCCTTTCTAGTTTTGTAGATCCTTTGCGTGTTAGTTTACCGATGCTACCATCTTCATCTAAAAATCTCAAGTCAGTCTCGTCAAAGTCTACTAACTCTACAGTATTACCAAACAACTGTATACTGTCAGGTATCTTAAACTCGCCCTTACACTCTTTAGTATTAAAAGATATTGCGATGTTGAGTCCAAGCTCTGTGGCAGTTTTAAGTTGCTTGATTGTCTTGACACTATTAAGTGATGCCGAAAATGTAAGATGATAGTTAGACAAAGTATTACGGACAACACGATGTAGAACTTTTGAATAGTCATAGAACTGTATGTTGGGCAAAGATTGGACAAGATCAGACCAATCAATATCGCTAGTGCCGTTGAGCCGAATACAATAGTTATCGGTTTCACGGCGCAATATCTCAATCCTTAGCCGATCTTTAAATCCATCAGGATCTTGAAGATATTGCACAGTCCTACGAGTCATGGCTTTCTGGGCACCAGACATACCAAGCCTACCCGAAGATCTAAGACACGGATCTTTACACCCAGCAGTATCAGCATAAGCACATAAAGTTTTCTTAGCAACAAGATTTGCGGGTTGCAAATACAATATACCTGTGGTATACTCTTGCTTTTTAAAGCCTTTTAAGATCTTAGTAGAACTATTAAACCCCATTAAGGGTAAATTATAATTATATATATACTCCTTAATAGGTTTAATAGACTTTAAAGTTATTAAGTTTATTTTATTCACCAAAGGCTTGCTCCCATTCTTTAGGTGTTATGCCTGACACTATAAATTCACGTTCACCATCAGTCAAGTTTGGCATTGCATCTTGAATTAACATACCACCCTGCCAGTTATTAAACTGTTCAGCAGTGATTGGCATATCAACAATGCGACGAACACCAGTTAACATAGATTGTTTTTCGATCAGCACATTATCCTCCTGTTCCCTTTTTAATCTTTAGAGGTCTAAAGACCTCCTCTAAAGATTAAAAAGGGAGCCGAAGCTCCCAATATTTTAATCAGTGCAGCCGCAAGAATCCGGATTGGCTACCATCTCAGGAAGCTGCACCATAACCATACTAATGGTTATAATTTTAGTTTGTAACTAAGCGGAATCCTCCGGAGTAATTCTTTGAACTAACATCACGATCATTTGCGCGACATCCCATTTATCAACCTGATAAACTCCAGTTTTACTAAACTTATCAGACACCAAATCTTCATATCTCGATAACACCGCAGTATGAAGATCAGGACTCATTTGAAGATTACCAATTTCAGAAGCTAACACATCAACCGCATGTTCAAACTTCATTAATTGTTTAAGTTCAAAAGAAATACCACGACGCTCATCAACTACAACAGAATTAGTCATATAGACTCCTTAACTAAAAAAAATAAAAGCCCCCCGAAGGGGGCCAAGTTAAATTAGATCATGCCAAGGTCAGCGGCAGTCGCAAGACGAGGAGCCGAAGAAGTCTTAAAGTTCTTTGACTGCTTTGGATTCGCAGTAATCTTAACTTCTTTGTTCGACTTCAAGTCTTCAGTCTTGAGGACTTTAAGATATTTGGCAGCAGCCGAAGTCTTACCGTTGATTTTCTTGACGGAGAATAATTTATTCACATCGCCAGCCAAGGGCTGACCTTCGTGAACCGCCTTGATCGTGGCCCCAAAGCGAGCTTTGAGTTTGTTAAATTCAAAACGCTTGATATCGTTTTCACCGATATATTTGTAAGCCAAGGTCGAAGCCACCGCATAGATAGCTTTGTCAGTTGCAGGTTTTGTCAAATCATACTTAGCCATAATCGTTTTCCCGATTGTGTAATTTTCGTCGAGCCGCTGTCGGCCCTTCCTAGTTTTGACTCTCTTTAAAATCTTCAGAAGTCGTAAGACTTCTTCTGAAGATTTTAAAGAGAGTCAAAACTTCTCAGCTAGTCCCTTTAAAACCTTAAAAGGTTTTAAAGGGACTAGCTGGATCGTAAAAGACCCAAAGGGTCTTTTAAATTTGGGAGTTCTTAGCTCCTCTTAGGAGGAGCTAGATAGCTGTTGAGGCTTGGCAGCTAATTAGTTTTCAAAGCCTTGAAAACTAAGAAGAACTTTGAAGTTTATTTTAAACTTCAAAGACTAAAAAGACTTTAGTTTACTTTGTAAACTAGAAGTCTTCAAAGTTTTCTGGAGGGCAAACCTCTAAAGTCTTCTTAGACTTTAGAGTTTTGGGAGGTCGCACTTAAAAGTCTTCAGAGACTTTTAAGATTACGCGGGAAGGTAAGATAGTATTACAAAATTCTTTTGAGATCTTTAGAGGGCGGGGCAGGTGGCCATACCCCCCACCTACTATATATACTAATTCATATACATTTTAAGTAAAAATGAGTGGTAACCAGTTTAGGCGGGTCTTCAAAGTCCCTACCGTACCCCCATATGAGCCAAAAGTAGTGTTCACCAGTTTGAGCGGATCTTCAAAGAGCTTTAAAGGGGATGTATATATAGATATAGCCCCGGTGGGTCTATGTATATTATATAGATTATTTTACGATTTGTCAAGAAAAAACTTGACAAATCTGTAAACTACCTATATAATAAGAGCATGAAAAAAGAATTGACAACAAAACAACAGTCCTTTTTAGACAACTTGGTTGATACAGGAGGTGATCCTAAACTAGCAGCCGAACTAGCTGGCTATGCTCCTAATACTCATTGGCAGGTTACAAAAGCCTTAAAGAATGAAATTATCGACATGGCATCTAATATTTTGGCTCAGTCTGCACCTAAAGCTGCCATGAAGCTTGTGCAAGTTATGGAATCTGATTCACCTATGCCTCAAGCTAATATAAAACTACAGGCAGCACAAACTATTCTAGATAGGATAGGATTGGGTAAAGCAGATAAACTTGATGTAAGTCATAAAGTAGAAGGAGGTATTTTTTTATTACCTGCTAAAGAAGAAGTAATAATAGATGTTAAGGCGTAGATCTAGTTCTACAATTCCTTTTGGATATGTGCTTTCTGAAGATCCTAAGTTTTTAGAAGAAGTTCCAACAGAATTAGAAGCTCTAGAAAAAATAAAACCTTTAATAAAAGATAAAACTTTAAGTTTACGAGAAGGGGCTATGTGGTTAGAGCATATTACTGGACGCCCTTTAAGCCATACTGGATTAAAAAAGATAGTTACTAATGGATGATTGGGAAATAAATCCAGACAGTTATCAAAAAGATACTGATGGTAATTTTATTTTAAAAGTAGATGGTACACCCAAAAAGAAAGGCGGTAGGGCAAAAGGGTCTAAATCTAGAGGTTATAATTATAGCAAAGCTACTCAAAATAAAATGGCTGTTAAAAAAGCAGTAAGGACTAAAGAAAAACTTATTGCAAAAGCAGAAGCAAAAATAAAAAATCAAAAGACTGCTTTAAAAACCTCTAAGGCTACACTTGCTAAGATAGAAAATAAAGAAAAGTCATCTGAAGGTAAAGTATTAACAGCAGACACTATTGAGGATCTGCCTAAAAAATTAAAAGAAGAAGCCTTAGAAAATGTTATCTTCAGACCCAACGAAGGGCCGCAGACAGACTTCCTAGCGGCTCCAGAGACAGACGTATTGTATGGTGGTGCAGCAGGGGGTGGTAAGTCCTATGCTATGCTCGTAGATCCCCTCAGATTCGCTCACAGGGCTGCTCACAGGGCGTTAATACTAAGACGCTCAATGCCTGAACTGAGGGAGCTTATAGATAAGTCTAGGGAGTTATATCCCAAGGCTTTTCCCGGATGTAAGTTCAGAGAGGTTGAGAAGATCTGGACATTTCCTAGTGGTGCTAAACTAGAGTTTGGCTTCCTTGAAAGAGATGCGGATGTATACAGGTATCAGGGTCAAGCATATAGTTGGATTGGTTTTGATGAGATTACTCACTTATCAACAGAGTTTTCTTGGAACTACTTAGCATCACGATTACGTACTACAGACTCTGAGATTATACCGTATATGCGTTGTACAGCTAACCCCGGTGGTGCTGGTGCAACATGGGTAAAGAAGCGTTATGTGAACCCATCAGAACCTAATGAAAGTTTTGTAGGCGACGATGGTTTGACACGACGATTCATACCAGCCCGTTTACAAGACAATCCGTACCTTTCTACAGATGGCAGGTACGAGCAGATGCTAAATGCTTTGCCAGATGTGCAACGTAAGCAGCTTCTAGAAGGTAACTGGGATATTACAGAAGGTGCTGCATTTACAGAGTTTGATGTAATGGAGCATGTTATTACACCATTTGAACTTCCAATAGGTTGGGAAAGAATCAAAGGTATTGACTATGGATATGCTTCTGAAAGTGCTTGTATTTGGGGTGCTGTTGATCCCACTGATGGCACACTAATAATTTATAGAGAGCTATATCGAAAAGGATTGACAGGTGTTGACTTAGCCCACATGATTACAAACATGGAGCTACAAGATCCTTATTCAGTTGCTGGTGTACTTGATACAGCAGCTTGGAACAGGACAGGTACTACAGGCCCTACAGTTGGAGAAACGCTTCAACGTGCTGGGCATAAGCTTCGTAGAGCAGACAAAAATAGAGTACAGGGTAAGATTCAGATACATGAATACTTGCGAGTTCAACCAAGTGGAAGGCCAAAGATACAAATATTTAACACCTGTCCTAATTTAATAAGGGAGTTGCA